TTTGACGAGGCGTCTGGTATTGACGACTCGATCTGGGCGGTAACATCTGGATTCTTCACAGAAAACACGCCCAACAGGTTTTGGATGGCGTTTAGCAACCCACGGCGCAACACGGGGTATTTTTACGAATGCTTTAACAGTAAGCGGGAGTTCTGGTCGACCAAGGTAGTCGACGCTCGCACGGTCGAGGGCACCGACAAGCAGGTGTACCAGCAGATCATTGATGAGTACGGCGCAGATTCGGCGCAGGCACACGTCGAGGTCTACGGTCAATTCCCGTCTGAAGGCGACGATCAGTTCATATCGGCCCTGCTGGTCGACGATGCAATGAAGCGACCGGCGTACAAAGACGCCAGCGCGCCAATAGTGATCGGTGTTGACCCCGCACGGTTTGGTGCGGACGCTACAGTCATCGCGGTCAGGCAAGGGCGGGACATTATCAGCATCCGGCGCCATCGGGGCGACGACACCATGACGGTGGTCGGGCATGTGATTGACGTAATAGAGGAATACAAGCCCACACTGGTCGTGATTGACGAAGGCGGCTTAGGCGCGGGGATTGTCGACCGCTTGAAAGAGCAACGCTACAAGGTCAAGGGCATCAATTTTGGCAGTAAGTCTAAGAACCCCATCATGTATGGTAATAAAAGGGCTGAAATGTGGGGCGCGATGAAAGATTGGCTCAAAGGGGCGTCGATTCCGCTTGACAGATTTCTCAAAACTGATCTAATTTCGCCTATGATGAAACCCGACTCTAAGGGTACAATCTTCTTAGAGTCGAAAAAGGACATGAAAGCGCGGGGTTTGGCCTCACCAGACGCGGCAGACGCGATTTGTGTGACGTTTGCATACCCCGTGGCCCACCGTGAGGCGCGTGAACCCACGCAGCGCCGCACGTACAGCGATCGAAGCGTGGTTACTACTTCTTGGATGGGGTCATAATGCCACTTGTAAAGTCTAAATCGCCCGAAGCCTTCCGCAAGAACGTCGCCGCTGAAGTTAAGGCTGGCAAGCCTGTCAAGCAAGCCGTGGCCATCGCCTACTCGGTCAAGCGAAGTGCCCCTACACCTATGAAGAAGAAGTAATATGGCAGATCCAACAGGCATGGTCGCAGTCGCTAACGTAGCGGCTGGCGGCAAACCACCAAAAAGTGACTCTGACATACTGACCGTAGCGCGCGCTAGGCTAGATATGGCCGTTTCGGCGCTGGCTGAGAGCCGTGAAGATGAGATTGACGACCTGCGCTTCTACGCAGGCTCACCTGACAACCATTGGCAGTGGCCAGCGGACGTACTGGCCACCCGTGGCGCGGTGCAGGGTCAAACGATCAACGCTAGACCGACGCTTACAATCAACAAACTGCCGCAACATGTTCGTCAAGTGACGAATGACATGCGTCAGAACCGCCCCGGCGCCAAGGTCATCCCCGTGGATGACGACGCTGACGTGCAAGTGGCTGAGATTTTCAACGGCATGATTCGCCACATCGAATACATCTCGGATGCGGACGTGGCATACGACACAGCATGTGAAAACCAAGTCGCCTACGGCGAAGGTTACATCACGCTGATGACAGAATATTGCGAACCCAACAGTTTTGATCAAGACATTAAGATTGGCCGCATTCGTAACAGCTTTTCAGTCTACATGGATCCTCTGATCCAAGACCCGACTGGTGCAGATGCCAAATATTGCTTTATCACTGAAGATTTGACCAAAGCAGAGTACGAGCGCCAGTATCCAGACGCTGCGCCCATCTCTACCTTGCAGTCGCTCGGTGTAGGCGATCAGTCAATCAGCAACTGGCTTAATGAAGACACTGTACGCATTGCCAGTTATTACTACATTGACTACGAAAAAGCCAAACTGAACATGTACCCCGGCGGGCAGACGGCTTTTGAAGGCACGCCTGAAGACAAGCAAATGAAACTGGTTTACGGCAAGCCCAAGCGCACCCGTGAGTCGGTCAACCCTAAGGTCAAGTATTGCAAAATAAACGGCTATGAAATCTTGGAGCAAAACGATTGGGCCGGCAAATGGATCCCCGTTATCCGCGTGGTTGGTAACGAGTTTGAGGTCGACGGCCGGCTATACGTCAGCGGCCTTGTCAGAAACGCCAAAGATGCCCAACGTATGTATAACTATTGGGTGTCACAAGAGGCTGAAATGCTTGCCTTGGCGCCTAAAGCACCGTTTATTGGTTACGGCGGCCAGTTTGAGGGCTACGAAGACAAGTGGAAAACGGCTAACACAAACAATTGGCCGTACCTTGAGGTCAATCCAGACGTTACAGACGGCCAAGGCGCTGTCTTGCCACTACCCCAGCGCGCACAGCCACCAATGGCCTCCAGCGGGCTATTACAGGCCAAAGCTGGCGCATCTGAGGACATTAAGTCCACAACAGGTCAATATAACGCCTCTTTGGGCATGGGAAGCAACGAACGCTCAGGAAAAGCGATCCTTGCACGCCAGCGCGAGGGCGATGTGGGCACGTACCATTACGGCGACAACCTGACGCGTGCTGTCAGGCACGTCGCGCGCCAGCTTGTGGACTTGATTCCTAAGATTTACGACACCCAGCGTATTGCCCGCATCATTGGTGAAGACGGCGAAACAAAAATGGTCAAGATCAACCCTGAGCAGCAAGAGCCAGTCAAGAAGATTGTGGATGAAAGTGGCGTAGTTATAGAGAAAATCTACAACCCCGGCGTTGGCAAGTACGACGTGGTGGCCACCACTGGCCCCGGCTACGCAACCAAACGCCAAGAGGCTTTGGAAGCAATGGCTCAACTGTTGCAGGGCAACCCACAACTGTGGCAAGTGGCTGGCGATTTGTTTGTCAAAAACATGGATTGGCCCGGCGCTCAGGAAATGAGCAAACGATTTGCCAAGACCATTGATCCTAAGTTCTTGGAAGACGGCGAGGACAATCCAGCATTGCAGGCCGCGCAGCAACAGATTCAAGCCATGGGCCAAGAGATGGAGCAAATGCACAGCATGCTTCAGAACGTCAGCAAATCCATGGAAGCACAGGACATGGAACGCAAAGAATTTGAAGCTCAGATTAAGTTTTATGACGCTGAAACCAAGCGCATCAGCGCCGTTCAGGCCGGCATGACTGAGGAGCAGATTCAAGACATTGCCATGGGCGTAGTGGCTGCGGCCATGGAGTCGCAAAACATGATGATCCCCGAGATGCGCCAAGAAAATGAAGGTCAAGAAATGCCACTTGAACAGCAAATGATGCCACCTGAACAACAAATGGGAATGCCACAATGAAAGCAGCAGATTTTATTGGAATATTATTCCTAGCCCGCGATGTAACGCACAGCGTGCATTTAAACACCCGTAGTTACTCCAAACATGTGGCGCTCAACATTTTCTACGACCGCATCATTGACGCGGCCGATGATTTTGTTGAAACTTACCAAGGCCGGCACGGTTTAGTTGGCCCTATTACTTTGCATTCGGCTAAAAAGACCAGCAATGTGATTGAGTTTTTGGAAGATTCACTTGCCCAAGTTGAAGCCGCACGGTATGAAGTGTGCGATAAAAGTGATACAGCATTGCAACAATTGATTGATAATATCGTTGAGATTTATCTTCGTACCCTCTACAAGTTAAAATTCTTGGCATAAGGAGCCACCATGTCTAACTACACCGCTATTACAGCCACTGCCCAAATCAAACGCGACGCTGGCAAACTCAACGGTATTTTTGTGAGCAGCGCATCTAGCACGCCCACCATAACGGTCTATGACTCGCCTGCTTCTAGCGCATCTGACCCTGTAATCTTGGCAACTTTTACGCCTACAGGTAACACAATGCACAACTTTTTTCAAGGCTTGTACTTTAACAAGGGTTTGTACATTGTGATTACTGGCGTAGCCAGCGCGACCATCTCTTACGAATAAGGGGCCAAAATGGCAGATATTAAGATTTCGCAACTGCCAGCAGCCACCACGCCGCTGGCAGGCACTGAAGAAGTGCCTCTTGTTCAAAGCGGCACGACCAAAAAAGTTACCGTAACAAACCTTAGAGGTAGCAGCGTAAGCGCCGTGACGGCTACGGCGCCTGTTGCATCTAGCGGTGGCACAACACCCAACATTAGCATGGCTGCGGCCACTGGCTCTGTCAATGGGTACTTGACGTCAACCGACTGGACAACTTTTAACAGCAAACAGCCTGCTGGATCATATTTGGTCAGCGGCGGTGCTTTGGGTACACCTTCAAGCGGTACAGCTACAAATTTGACCGGCCTGCCACTAACTACTGGCGTGACTGGAACACTTCCCGTCGCAAACGGTGGTACAGGCACAGCAAGCCCTAGTATTGTTGCCGGTACAAACGTAACCGTGACTGGCACTTGGCCTAATCAAACAATTAACGCTACAACAGCAGGCACAGTGACCAGCGTTACTGGTACATCACCTATTGTTTCTAGCGGTGGCACAACGCCAGCCATCAGTATCCCAGCTGCAACAACCTCAGTTAGCGGTTATTTAACATCGACCGATTGGAATACTTTTAACGGTAAATTGTCTTCGGGTGGCGCTCTTGGCACACCTTCTAGCGGCACGGCTACAAACTTGACTGGTTTGCCTTTAACTACTGGCGTGACAGGCGTGTTGCCTATCGCCAACGGCGGTACAAACGCAACAACCGCAACGGCAGCGCGCGGAAATATTTTGCCATCTTACACTGGCAACGCCGGTAAAGTTTTGGCAGTCAACGCCGGCGCGACTGACGTTGAATACATTGCAGCAAGCGGATCTGGCACTGTAACCAGCGTGGCAGTGTCTGGCGGTACGACTGGCTTGACAACTTCTGGCGGCCCTATCACGTCTGCTGGCACAATTACTTTGGCTGGCACGTTGGCAGTAGCCAACGGCGGTACGGGCACAGCAACACCAAGTATTGTGGCTGGTACTAACGTCACAGTTACAGGCACATGGCCAAATCAGACCATCAATGCTACTGGCGGCGGTGGTATGACTTATCCCGGTGCTGGAATTGCCAACTCTACAGGTTCGGCTTGGGGTACGTCTTACACAACCACTGGCACGGGCACTGTGGTTGCTTTGGCCACATCACCCACGTTTGTGACCCCCGTGCTAGGCACGCCCACATCGGCAACGCTTACCAATGCCACAGGTCTGCCAATTTCTACCGGCGTAAGCGGCTTGGGCACTGGCGTTGCGACTTTCTTGGCTACACCAACTTCTGCAAACTTGGCAACGGTTGTCACCGATGAAACTGGCTCTGGTTCATTGGTGTTTGCTACTTCGCCGACGCTTGTTACGCCTGCCCTTGGTACACCTAGCGCATTGGTAGGTACAAACATCACTGGCACTGCCGCTGGCCTGACTGCTGGTAATGTCACAACCAACGCCAACTTGACTGGTGCTGTCACTTCTGTTGGCAATGCCACATCATTAGGTTCATTTACTTCTGCCAATTTGGCGGGGGCTTTGACTGACGAAACAGGCACTGGTTCTGCGGTATTTGCAACAAGCCCAACACTTGTCACGCCCGCCCTTGGAACACCATCTGCATTAGTTGGCACAAATATCACAGGAACTGCCGCTGGATTAACGGCTGGCACTGTTACAACTAACGCCAATTTAACAGGCGCAATCACTTCTGTTGGCAATGCAACTTCGCTCGGCTCTTTTACTTCTGCCAATTTGTCCACGGCTTTGACTGATGAGACAGGCACAGGCTCGGCAGTATTTGCCACATCACCTACTTTGGTGACACCAATTCTTGGTACGCCAACTTCTGCAACGCTTACCAATGCAACTGGTTTGCCTTTATCTACTGGCGTAACTGGTACTTTGCCTGTCGCCAACGGTGGTACAGGCCAAACATCTTACACAGACGGCCAATTGCTGATTGGTAACAGCACTGGCAACACATTGACCAAAGCCACTCTAACCGCTGGCTCAAACATCACTGTTACAAATAGTTCGGGCGCTATCACAATTGCTTCTACAGCAAGCGGCGGCGTTGCGTACACAGCAGTTAAAACTGCAAACTACACAGCGGCTAATAATGATGGTGTTTTAACCAACACAACTGGCGGTGCTTTTACAGTCACTTTGCCTACAAGCCCTTCAGTGGGTAATCAGATTATTGTTGCCGATTCCTTTGGGACTTGGGGCACAAATAACCTAACGATTGACCCTACAGCGCTAATTAAAATAGCCGGACAAACTGCTGGCACTACGTTAACTTGCAACATCAACAGTGTTGCTATTACTTTGGTTTACACAGGAGCTACATACGGCTGGGATATTTTTGCTCAAGTTGGCGCAAATGATTCGTCTGTGTTAACTCAAACCAATACGGTAACAGGCATTACAAATAAAACTTTTGTGGCTCCTGTATTGGGTGCAGCTACAGCATCAACTTTAAAAGCTACAACAACGATTGGTGTTGGTAACGCAACGCCTTCTGCTTCTGGTTCTGGTGTCTCATTCCCCGCAACGCAAGATCCATCAACAGACGCAAACACGTTGGACGATTATGAAGAAGGAAGTTGGAGTCCTGTAATTACTGGTAGTAGTGGTGCGGGAACTTATAACGACCAAGCCGGAACTTATGTAAAAGTTGGAAAATTGGTTGTTGTTAATTTTCAAATCGCATTAAGTACAAAAAACACATTAGCTGGCGACATCACTTTAAGTAACTTGCCTTTTACAACTTTAAACAATGGAGGCGGTGGTTTTAGACCATCACCAGCAATTAGAACAACAAATCTTGTGTCAGTAACAGGTACTGTAGGCGGGTTTGCTCTTGTAAATTCTACAAATCTACAATTACAAATAAATAACAATGGTGGTTCTTCTAATTTAAATGCAAGTAATTTACCTACATCATCTTTTGAAATTGGCGGCTCATTTTCTTATATTGCAAATTAACTAAGTCGGATGGCTTAGTCGGACACAACTGAAAAGGAAATCAAAATGTCTTTAACTAAAACAACTGTAGTAGATCAGATTACTGTTCAAGAAAATGGAATTGTTCTGTATCGTGAGGCTACACGCATCATGGAAGATGGCAATCAAATTAGTCAAACTTATTATCGTTCAAGTCTGACACCCGCACAAGACTTGACAGGCGTTCCCGCTAATGTTGTTGCAATTTGCAATGCGGCTTGGACTGCGGAAGTTATTGCGGCTTATCAGGCATCACAAAACACTGAGGCTTAATCATGGCAACAGTAAATCTTTCGGCAGTAATAACGCCAAGCAATGTTTTGACAGATACCAACACGGTAACGGTTTCAAATAAGACGTTGACAGCACCAGTAATTTCAAGCATCAGCAACACTGGCACATTAACTTTACCAACAAGCACAGACACATTGGTTGGCCGAGCAACAACTGATACGCTAACTAATAAAACTGTAACTAATCCAACAGTAACTAATTACACTGAATCTGTTGTTGCAATTGGTACTGTTACATCGTCTAACACATTAGCATTGACAAGTGGAACTGTTCAAACAGCGACATTGACAGCTTCAACGGCTTGCACATTCACAATGCCAACTGCTACTGCTGGCAAGTCTTTTGTGTTGCTACTTAAACAAGCGGCATCCACAGGAAACGGCACAGCGACATTTACAAGTGTTAAGTGGGGAACTGCTGGCGCACCAACAATTACGGCAACAGCAGGAAAGATGGACATTTTGACTTTTATTGCTGATGGCACAAACTGGTATGGAAGCATATCCCAAGGTTACACACCATAAGGATTCCCAATGTTTGCTTTTACCAAACTAATGTTAACCATAAGTGCAGTTGTAAAAACAACTAAGGCAATATTTGGTTTTGGATATACTGGTATTGCTTACACGGCATTAACCAATTTAGTATCAGATACAGGGGTTGTTGCCACAGATACGGCTGGAGTAGGCACAGCTAGACAAGCATTAGCGGCGGCTAGTTATGGAACAGACAAAGCCATATTTGGATTTGGTGAAGGTGGTGCAAATTCAGCATTAACTAATCTTGTCTCAAATACTGGTGTAGTTGCCACAGATACAGCGGGTGTGGGTACTGCAAGGCAAAGCCCCGGTGCGGCTGGATATGGAACAGATAAAGCAATATTTTTATTTGGTTATGCTAGTGCGGCAAGTTCTATATCTAACTTAGTTTCAAATACAGGTGTTGTAGCAAGTGATAACTCTACTGTTGCTACCGCTAATTATGCTGTGTGTGCCGCAAGCTATGGAACAGATAAAGCTATTTTTGGTTATGGAGTTTCTGGCGTTAGCAATTTAGTATCAAACACAGGAGTTGTTGCTAATGATGTAGCTAGAGTTGGAACTACTGCTTTATCAAGAGCCGCAACTGGTTATGGAACAGACAAAGCCATATTTGGTTATGGAAGCACTAATGGCGGGGCTGGTGGTATTGTATCCATAACTAATTTAGTATCAAATACTGGTGTTGTAGCGACTGATACTACTGGAGTTGGAACTGCAAGGTCTGCTTTAGCCGCTTCAAGATACGGAACAGATACGGCCATTTTTGGTTATGGTGCGACTGTTTTAAATCAGTCTTTAACTAACCTTGTTTCAAATACAGGAGTTGTTGCTTCAGACACTACAGGCGTTGGAACTGCAAGGTCTGGTTTAGCGGCTGCGCCATTTACATCTTAATTGGAAAAAAAATGCCATTTCCAGAACTAGTATCAGCAACACCAGAGCAAATTGCACAGGCTTTGGAAAACGCACACAATGCAGAACATCCGACATCATGGGTGTGGAATGAAACTATGAGTTCTTGGATTCCTCCAATTGATAAACCTACTGATGGATTGCCATATTTGTGGGATGAAGTAACAAGCAATTGGACTCCATTTCCAGACTATCCTAGAGACTAAAGTTTATGGCATCGAACTTAAATTCTGAATTTAATTACCGATACCAAGTTATTGGCTCAACTCCTTGGGAAAAGATTAAAACACTTCAAGGGTTTTTGGTTGGGCGTAAAAGGGCGGCTGTGCTTGAAGAAGTCTCGGCTTTAAAGTATCAAGCCAAGTTAGAAGAATTAAAGCACCTTAAAACTGTGCCAGCTTTACCGCATATTCTTTTAAACCTACAAGCTGAAATCATTGAACTTGAATCTTTCCTTGATGACCAAGCCCATGCGTTTAGGTTAAATGACAAAGAAATTGAAATTCTGAATAAATTGTTGACTGAGTTATATATTGAAGTTGAGCCAACAAGAATCAAGCATGAAGATGGTACGCCTTACACAGATGACGAGATGTTTGAAGCCAATGCCAACCATGAGTTCACAGTTACGATTGGGCGTGAGATTCAATCAGAAATTATTGCAAACGGCAGACCATCACCCGCCAAATTGTTAAATGCTATGAGCAATCCGCAAACACTTGAAACTCTTAAAAAAATTGGAATTGTTCCAAAAGAAACCATTTTGCTTGGCGAAAAAGACGTTGTTTTGCAGATAGCAAACAAACAAACGGTATAAATTATTAACAATTATGTTTTAAGGAATAATCATGGAACACAACGTCCTGACCCAAAAGGTCATCTACACAAACTTCCCCGCTGACCCAACGCAATTGGCTGTGGTTGAATTGAGCGCTGAAGAAATAGAAACAAACAAACAACGTGCCATGGAAAAATTGCGTGGTGAGCGTAACGCACGCCTTGCGGCCTGCGACTACACACAACTGCCAGACTTTGCTGGCGACAAGTCAGTATGGTCGACATATCGTCAAACTTTGCGCGATCTGCCCTCAACTGTTGCAGACGCAAGAATATTTGACACATGGCCTAATAAACCGTGATATATTTCACAAAACTGTACTGATGCAGCACATCAGGGAATCTTAGGATTCAAAAATGGACAATGAAATCTTAGCGGAAGTACCCGCGCCGGAACAGGAAGCAACGGCTGCCCCTGAACCCGAAGTTAATACGCCGGAAGTATCGACAGAGCAGACAAACCAGCCAGCGGAAAAA